AACCAAAAGAAGAAAAATTAGTAAGGGTTGCTGCATACGCTCGTGTATCAATGGACACCGAAAGGTTAAAGCATTCTCTTACGGCTCAAATCGAATATTACAACGAGTACATTGGAAATCACTCCAATTGGGCATTGGTCGGTATATTCGGTGATTACGCTATTTCAGGAACTAGTGCAGACAGACCTGAGTTCAAAAGGATGCTAAAGCTATGCGATGAAGGTAAGATTGATTTGATTCTTTGTAAGTCGATATCAAGGTTCGCAAGAAACACAGTGGATCTGCTTGAGATTTGCAGAGACTTAAAAAGTAAAGGGGTTGAGGTTCTATTTGAAAAAGAAAACATTTCTACCTTTTCACTTGATGGTGAGTTAATGCTTTCACTTCTTGCATCCTTTGCGGAAGAAGAATCGGTTTCAATTTCCAACAACGTCAAGTGGGGTATGAAGAAGAGATTTGAACAAGGCATACCAAATGGTGAGTTCATTATTTACGGATATCGTTGGGTTGACCATAAACTTGTAATTTATGAAGAAGAGGCAAAATGGGTGCGATACGCATTTGAGCAATACATAGCAGGTGCGAGTTGCATGGATATTGTCAAACACCTTAACTCAAACGGAATTAAAACCTATAAGGGATGCACCTTCCAAGACTCAACAGTAAGGGCTTGGTTAACCAATATCACTTATACAGGAAACCTTATCCTACATAAAGAGTATAAGACGTCACCAATTGACGGTAAGCGAAAAAAGAACAAAGGCGAGCTTGAACAATACTATGTTGAAGGACATCACGAACCGATAGTTTCGCTTGATTTGTTCAATGCAGTACAAGAGGAAAAGAAACGCAGAGCTGCACTTGGACCTATGGGAAATAAAAGTCTTAACACAAGCGTTTATACAAGTAGGATACGATGTGGGTGTTGCGGAAAGAGTTATGTTAGAAGTACCTCAAGTCATCAAGGTAAATATTCAACCTATGCAGAAAAGGTCAAGGTTTGGTCTTGCATCCAAAACAAGCAAAAAGGAAGAAGATGTCCTGGCAAGCAAGTGGTTCAAGAAAAGATATTTGATGCTATAAAACACGCTCTTGGAATTGACTACTATAACGATGATGTGTTCAAGGATAATATCGATAGGGTAATAGTTTATTCTGATGAAATGCGACTTGAAATACACCTTCTAAACGGTGAGATTAAAAACGAATATTACGCCCACCAAAAGCATACGGAGAGTTGGACGGAAGAAAGAAGAAAGGAATGGAGCTTGCTTAAACAAACACGAGCAACTTCCTCAATGGGTAAGAAAGCAAATCTATTTACATCACTTCTTAAATGCGGAACGTGTGGTGGAAGTTATAGAAGGCAGACGGTATCAAGAGTTGATGGCACAAAGTTTAAAAGATGGAACTGTCCAACAAGTGCAAAATGCCACGTTCACTCTATAAAGGAAGAAACCTTGATAGAGAAAACAAAGGAAGTTCTAGGCTTGGACGAGCTTACAAATGAGATAATGATAGCCAACATTAAGTACATTGAAATGCAAGGAAAAACACTTATTTACTACCTAACCAATGGTGAGGTTAAGCAAGTTGATTTTGATGAAAACCTTAATGCTTGGAGTTATATAAGATGGCAAAGATGGGAGGCAAAGAAAAATGGCAACTAAAGTAACAACAATACCTGCAACAATTAGAACCTACTCAAGTGGTGTTGCAATACCGAAGAAACGAAAGGTGGCAGCATATGCGAGAGTTTCCACCGACCACGATGACCAACAGTCTAGTTACGAGGCACAGGTTGACCACTACACAAAATTCATTCAAGCAAGAGACGATTGGGAGTTTGTAAAGGTTTATGCTGATGAGGGTATAAGCGGTACTTCCACGAAACACAGAAAAGGGTTCAAGGAAATGATGGCGGATGCCCTTGAAGGTAAAATAGACCTTATTCTAACCAAGTCAGTATCTAGATTTTCAAGAAACACGGTTGACTGCCTAAACAACATAAGAACCCTTAAAGAACATGGTATTGAGGTTTATTTTGAAAAGGAAAATATCCACACGCTTGACTCTAAAGGTGAGTTGCTACTTACCATTATGGGAAGTTTGGCACAAGAAGAAAGTCGTAGCATTTCACTTAACTGTACATGGGGACAAAGAAAAAGGTTCAGAGATGGCAAAGCAACAGTTCCTTTTGTTAGGTTTCTTGGATATGACAAAGGTCCGAACGGTGAGTTTGTTATTAACGAAGAGCAAGCAGAGGTTGTAAGGTTTATTTATAGAGAGTTCATCGGTGGTGCATCCTGCCCAAGAATAGCGAAAATGCTAATGGAAATGGGAATTAAAAGTCCTGGCGGTAAAGACAAGTGGAACGCATCAACGGTTAAGTCAATACTCCAAAACGAAAAATATAAAGGTGATGCCTTACTTCAAAAAACTTACACTGTTGACTTCCTAACAAAGAAAAAAGCCAAGAACAATGGCGAAATTGAGTCATATTACGTTACAGGACACCATGAGGCAATTATTAGTGCAGAAGCCTTTGCAAAGGCACAAACCTTGCTGGCAAAACGAAGTAGTGAACGCATTTCAACAAGTGGTTTGTTTGCAAGCAAAGTCAAGTGCTCTTGTGGATGTTGGTATGGCAAAAAGGTGTGGCACTCTACGGACGAGAGATACCGAAAAGAAGTGTATCGTTGCAACGGAATGTTCAGTGGTGAGAAATGCACAAGTCCGATATTTACTGAAGACGAGTTAAAACAAATAGTGGTTCAAGCCGTCAATAAACTCTATATAATTAAGGACGATGTTCTTGCAACCTTTACTGAAATTCTAGCCGAGCTTGGCAACACCGAAGTTGACGAAAAGGCACTTGAAGAACTAGCAATTAGGTTAGAAGAAACGGTCAAGGAACAAACTGACCATCTAGACAAGCTCAAAACCTCAAAACAAGACATAGCGGTTTGGCACGAAAAGAACGATGAAATCGAGTCAAGGATAAATGACATCAAGGAACAGATAGCACAGGTGCAAAACACAATTCGTGAAAAGGAAGCAGCAAAACTTGAACTTGAGGAGTTTATGGAATACCTAAATGGCATCAACGGTGAAATTACCGAGTTCAGTAATGACTTGCTATTTGGCATGGTAGAGGTTATTGAGGCAAGCGAAAACAAGGTGGAAGTAGTATTTAAGAACGGAACAAGAGTGTGTTTGTAATAAGTGTCTCCCTTGAAAGGACTCTGCATCAGTGATGGTGTGGGGTTCTTTTCACTTAATTACAGCAAATCAAACTAAATCGAAAAATATCGTAAAAAATATCAAACAATAGCAATAAATCACAGTTAATGTATTGATTTTTGCGTTTCAAAGTGATATAATAGAAAAAGATTATTCTATCTAGTTTGTGAGTTAGGAGGATTTAAAGATGAATGCAAATGCTGAAAAATGGATTAGTATAGAAGAAGCTGCTGAACATCTAGGTGTCAAGGTTGCTACTATTAGAGATTGGATTAGAAAAGATAAAGGCATCCCTGCACATAAAATTGGTCGACAATGGAAATTTAAAATATCAGAATTAGACCAATGGGTAAGTAGTGGAAAAAGTGCAAATTTATAAAACAAGAGGATTGAAATGAAAGAAATAAAATTAGCTACGGTGTTTAGTGGCATCGGATCCATAGAGCACGCTCTTAAGAAAAAAGGCGTTCCATATAATGTTGTGTTTGCTTGTGATAATGGAGAAAGAGAACTTAAATACTCTACTGAAGAAATACTTGCAATGATTGAAGGCAAGTCTAATGCAGACCAAATTATCAAGGATTTGTATAATGCTACTGGAAAGCATAATTTTGTTAAAGATACTTATTTGGCAAATTATGAACTTGACGAATCAAACTGGTTTGAAGATATTAGATTTATCAATGGTACAAAATTTAATGGACAAGTAGATTTGTTTGTTGGTGGTAGTCCTTGTCAAAGTTTCTCTATCAGCGGAAAAAGAGCCGGTTTGGATGATACTAGAGGAACACTTTTTTACGATTATGCGAGAATGATAAGCGAAATTAAACCAAAAGTATTTATATACGAGAATGTCCCAGGTATGCTGAGTCATGACGGTGGAAATACTTTCAAAATTATCACCGACGTATTTGACAGTCTTGGATATAATTGGCAATGCACAACTCTTTTGGCTACAAACTATGATATTCCTCAAAACAGAAGAAGACTTTATGTGGTGGGATTTAGAAAGGACTTAGGGATTGAATCATTTGTGTTCCCTAAAGGTATGAAGACGAAAAGGTGCGTAAAAGACTTTTTAGAACCACAAGTTGACAGAATTTACTTCCACGGTGAAAAGGGATTTAAATGGGTTACAAGTGAAAAAAGCCTTAAAAAGAGAGTGAGTATTAACTCCAAAATTGCAAGAACGCAGACAGCCAATCAACAGTTTAATTGGTGTGGAGACATGGTGTTCTATCCGATTGAAGAACAATTGTGGGCTTTAGAGGATTCTAAAGTGTATGTTGGCGAATTCAAAGGCGTAAAAGGTGTGTGTCGCAAACTCACTCCAAGAGAATGCTTGCGTTTAATGGGATATGATGACACCTTTAAGATTGTTGTTCCAGATAATGTAATGTATAGACAATGTGGAAATTCTATTGTTGTCAATGTGATGGAGGCAATTGTTGAAGAAATTATAAAGACAGGAGTGTTTAACGATGATTAAATTAGCAACTGTATTTAGTGGTATTGGTGCTGTTGAATGGGCTTTAAAAAGATTGGGAAAAGACCACGAAATAGTATTTGCTTGTGATAATGGTGAAATAGATTTACAGGTTAATGAAGACGAATTTAGGGAGTATATCAAAAGTCTTCCTACAAAAGAAGCACAAAAAAAGGCAATTGATGATTTGCTTTTAACGTCTAGAAAAGCTAATTTTGTAAAGCAAACATATTTAGCAAATTATAATATTCCCGAAGATAAGTTCTTACATGATGTTCGCTTTATCGATGGGACGAAATATCAAGATGTAGATTTATTCGTAGGAGGAAGTCCTTGTCAGGCTTTCTCAATAATGGGGTATCAAAAAGGATTTGAAGACACTCGTGGTACTTTATTCTACGATTATGCACGTTTGGTAAGTGAGATGAAACCTAAAGTTTTTATTTATGAAAATGTGCAAGGAATGTTAAATCATGATCACGGTAAAACTTGGGCAACAATCAAGGCAGTGTTTGAGTCATTAAATTATGAACTCTTCATTCAAGTGCTGGATGCAAAGGAATATGGCATTCCACAAACTAGAAGAAGACTTTTTGTTGTTGGGTTTAGAAAAGATTTGATTACCAAACCATTCGAGTTCCCTAAAACAAAAGAATTGAAGTTTACTCTTCAAGACTTTTTAGTTAGTGCAGTTAAAGAAGGTAATTTTAAGTCTGTAAATGGTGAAATTGAATTAACGTATGAGGGTGAGGATATCCCTTCAAAATATTATCTTTCAGAGTTAGTTGAAAAACACGTAATGAGCGGTGGCACCGGTAATTATTATACTAAACCAGAGATAGATTTGACTATCGCAAGACCGTTGCTTTGTACGATGCACAAAATGCACAGGGCTGGAGTTGATAATTACGTCACTTATAAAGGCAAGATTAGAAAATTAATGCCAAGAGAGTGCTTAAGACTGATGGGCTACGATGATACTTTCAAGATAGTGGTTTCGGATTTGCAAACCTATAGACAAGCTGGTAATTCTATAGTTGTAGATGTTATGATGTCTGTAGTAAAAAGTATATATGAAACGGGAGTTTTTAATGATTAAATAGGAGGTTATTATGGCTAAGTGGATTATTGATAGAACAATTAATTTGGATTATAGAAAAACCGTAAGAGTCTTACAACTTTTACTTGAAGAACCTAGAAAAGACGATGCTTCTATAGAAAAACAATTGATGGAAGAAAAAGTCTTAAAAATGGGAAGCGAAGGTGCTTTGAGAAGAAGGTGGTTTACCTATTTAAGAAATTATGGATTGGTTCATGAGAATGACGTAACCGAAATGGGCGTTAAATATGCAAAAGGTAAGTTTTCTCTTCATGAACTTGCATTACTCCAAATGGTAAAAAGACGTATCAGAATACCTAGTGGAGTTTATGTTTCCCCATTGAAAGTTGTAGTATTAACACTAAAAAAACTAATTGAAATGCGTGATGTAGATGCGGGATTTTTAACACAAGCTGAGTTTTCAAACTTTGTGGTCGATATAGAAAGCGATAGTATCGAAAATATATCTAGACTAGCTATGTTAATTGACAATAATAGAACCGCAAATAGGACGTTAGAGATAGCAACGGGGGAACACACTGATATTTGGTTTAACAACTTTAAGCAATTAGGTTTGTTTGAAGTTTTGGGAAAAAGTATTTTTGTCGATGCCGATAATTTGGATTTATTCAATTTTATTTGCAGTATTTATGAAAATGACACAAGTACAGACAATATTTGCAGATTTAATGATAAATTTGTCTCTAGTATTAGAACAATTCAATTAACTAAAGAAATTGATTCTTCAAAGGTTGATGTATCAGTTGCTGGCGTTTTGTATGACTATGTGTTCAGTGGATTAAATCGTATTAAGCTGGCAGAAAAACACATCAGAGGAAATACTAGTTTAGTGGCACAAACTCTTGATAAATTTGGAATTTCTGACGAACAAAACAAAGGATTGTATATGATATTCCAAAACTATCCAAGAATTGTAATTCAAAAGTTGAAAAGTGAACAATCAACAAACTTAAGAAAAATAGCAGATATTCTTGAATTCTATGTTGATAAAGTGCTGCCTATTGAAGTGGAAGATGAAGTAGACAATCTAGAAATTTTAAATCATAACTTCTACGGTATGCATATCACTCGCAAGAATAGTGCGGTAACAAATGGTGAGATAAGTATTGGTTGGAGTGCTCTTGGAGATTTGTCTGAGGTTGATACTAAAGAAAAATTGTCGGAATTGGTAGATATTACATTCCCTGATAAAAAGCCTAGAAGTAAGGCACAAGATATCTCACAAATTTGGACATTCATCAATGGAATGACAATTGGAGACTACGTTGTTTTCAGTGATGGCATAAATGCTCATATCGGTGTAATTAAGTCTGATTACTATTATGAGGTTGATGGTGAAGCTCGTGATGTTGACTACGTTAACAACCGAAAAGTAGAATGGTTAAAGACTGTAGCAAGAGATGTATTGCCTAAAGTATTTAGAAGTGCTTTAAGTGCAACTCGCAGTGTTTTCTCTTTAAATACATATAAATCAATCATACTTGAACTTTTGGATAAAGATGTTCTTGATTATGATGAAGAAGAAATTGATGGAACGGAGGATGAGGTAATGGTTGAAGAATTGCCATTCATAAAATTGAACTTTACAACTAATATCGATTTAGATTTTGAAAGAAACAGAATTGTGTTTGGTGCTCCTGGTACAGGTAAGAGCTTCCAACTTGAAGAAGATAGGGCAATTATCATCGAAAAAGGCGGAGATTATGAGAGAGTTACTTTCCACCCTGAATATACATATTCTAGTTTCGTAGGTTGCTATAAACCCGTGTCTGACAAGAATGGTAAAATCGAATATAAGTACATTCCTGGTCCTTTCATGAGAGTGTTGGTTAAAGCTCTTCGTAGCGGATTAACTAATGACCCTAAACCATATCTTTTAGTTATAGAAGAAATTAATCGTGCAAAGGTTGCAGCCGTATTTGGCGAAGTGTTCCAATTGTTGGATAGAGATAGCAACGGAACTAGTGACTACGAAATCAATGCTAGTGAAGATGTAAAGAAATACTTATCAGAGCAACTTGGTGGTAGCCTTGATAGTTTTGACAAACTTCGCATTCCTAACAATATGTTTATTT